CAGAAAAAATGCAAGAACAGATTAAAGCTGAACGCGGTCGGATCCGCGAAATCAACGCCATGGCTCAGTTCTACAATGTGGATAAGGCCACCATGGATTCCTGGATTGAAAACGGCACTGCCGTCGAGACGGTCCGTAAGGAAATCATGGACAAGCAGATGACAAACCCGATCGCAACGCCGGTGGCCACATCTGCAATCGAAGTGGGAACAGATGAGCGCGATAAGTTTAAGGCTGCCGCGACTGACGCACTGACCATGCGTTGCTCCCTGAAAGTCGACAAGGCGGCTGAAGGTGCATCCGAACTGCGCGGCGCCACTCTGCTGGACATGGCACGCGAGTCTTTGATTCGTGCTGGTGTTTCGGTTAAAACCTTCGATCGCCATGAAATCGTCAAGGCCGCACTCAGCACTAGCGATTTCCCGAACATCCTGTCCAACGTGGCCAATAAATCCCTGATGACCGCTTATGAGATGGCACCAACCACTTACCAACAGTGGACCAAGCGCGGCAACCTGACAGATTACAAGACCGCAACCCGCTTGCAGGTTAGCGAGTTCGGCTCTCTCCCGTCGGTGAAAGAGGGTGGAGAATACAAGAGTGTTTCGTTGAGCGAAGGTAAAGAAACCATCAAGCTCGGCAAGTACGGGGAAATCTTCTCGATTACCCGCGAGGCCATTATCAACGATGACCTGCAGGCGCTGTCTGATATCCCGGCAAAGTTTGGTGCGGCTGCAAGATTCACCGTCGAAGGTTCGGTTTATGGAATCTTGACCGCTAATGCAGTCATGGCTGACGGTGTGGCACTGTTCGAAGCAACTACCCATAAAAACTACACCGCCAGTGGTACCGCGTTGAGCGTATCCAGTCTTGACGTTGCCCAGGCAACGATGAAGAAGCAAAAAGGACTGGCAGGCAAGCAGTCGTTGAACATCACACCGGCTTTCCTAATCGTTCCGGTAGCCAAGGAAGTAACTGCTCAACAGTTAATCGCATCCACTGTTGACCCCTCTAAGAACAATGCAACGGTTAACCCGTTCAATAACCGATTGACGGTTGTCGCGTGCCCCATCCTGGATGACACCAGCACGGCATCCTGGTATCTCGCCGCCGCTCCTGGATTCGTTGATACAGTCGAGGTGGCATTCCTCAACGGTCAAGACACCCCGTACATGGAGCAACGGATTGGTTTCGAGGTTGACGGTATGGAATTCAAAGTGCGCCATGAGTTCGCAGCTAAGGCCCTCGAGTATCGCGGGTTGTACAAAAATGCAGGGGCTTAATCGCCCCTCTTACCCCCATTAATTTTTAGGAGGAATAAAGCAATATGAGTAAAAAGGCAGTATTTGTCCAGCAAGGCAATGTGATCGATTTCGTGGCAGGAGCAGATATCGCAGTGGGCGATGTTGTTCCGTTGGGGACTACTCGCATTGGTGTAGCGCAGACCGCTATCGCCAATGGTGATACCGGCGCGGTTGTGGTTAAAGGCGTGTTTGAAATCGCCGCCAGCACTTCCGTGGCGATGGCCGTTGGTTCCCTGGCATATTGGGATGTTGCCGACGGCAATCTCAACGCTACCGCCACCGATAACATCCTGGCCGGTATTGTTGTGGAAGCCAAGGCCCAAGCTGGAACCACCGCCAAAGTGTTAATAGGCTAAGAGGGAGGTGATCCCCATGTTAACGCATGGGCATTGATATGAGCCTCAAGACGCAGATGACCGCCGATATTTCGGCGGTCTTTCTTTCTACTGACGAGTTCGCCGAGATCGTAACATATAACGGGACTTCGATAACAGCAGTTCCGGAAATCGGCGAATCCAACCAAAAAGGTAATGAGTTTTCCAGTGAAGGCAGCGCGGATCGGGCGACGTTCCATGTGAGCGCCGTCGACGTTTCAGCGCCGGTTGCTGGGGACACAATAGTTTGCAACGGCAAGACTTGGACTGTGGCCCGGGTGCTGGCATCGGACGCGGCAATGCATAGCTTGCTGTGCACCGGTAACCACTCGGCTGTGGCTTGGAGGTAAACAATGGCCGAAGAAATTAAAATTATCGACAATGCAACACCCTGGTTGTTAGGCATGGCTGACGCAAAGCCGGACTGGGAGCGCAAGGCATTAAAGTCTGTCGGCTGGATGATGCGAAAAGAAATCAGGGCTGGTATCAAATCCGGAGCTCCTGGCGGTCAAAAATATACTGATGGCATGAATGCTGCGCGAAGGCGAGCGTTTGATGCGGAAGCCAATAACAATCGCAACAACCCATTTGACAATACCAAGCGCAGACCGTTGCAAAGCTATAAACCATTAGGTCATTTGGTTAATGCCATAGGCTATGAATACAAGCCGCAATTTGGATCAACAATGGTAGGATGGCTCAGCAGAAGTGCGGTGCGTGTAGGTACATGGCAGGAAAAAGGGGTCAGTCAATCGTTAACCGATGATATGAGAAAGTTTTATTGGGCTTTGGGTATCCCGATTTCTGCGGGAAAGCACACTGTCGTTATTCCTGCTAGGCCGACGTTTGAGCCAATGATGAGAGTTCTAGAACCAAAAATTATGCCATGGATTGAAGAAAAATTCATTGAGTACGCCAACAGCGGAGCGCCAGAAAGAAAGGCCCGGAGGTCAAAATACAGGGTGCGAGGGTAGGTGAGTTATGCAAATAATACCGTTCGAAACAATTTTGACAAAAGTTCGCGATGCGCTGAAAAATTCAGCGGCAATTAAAACCTTCTGCCAGACTAAGTATTCTAAAGACCCTTTGATTTTCATCGGGTTTAATGCTGCCGACCCTCCAACTGATGGTGATTGTCCAGCGATTATTGTTTTTCCCGGAGTCAAAAGCGAGGGAGAAGAAATCAGCGAGTTCTCGTATAATCTTACGGTTTCTTGGTCAATCCTCAATAAGTCACCCACTGTGACAAACAACGTGGTTGAATATGCGGGATTGTATGAGTCAGACCAACTCGGGCACCTAATTTACGATGTTTTGAAAAACATCAGCGCAAACAGCCCGATATCTTCAGCGGAATACTTTATCGACGCCACAACCAGCCACCCGCAATTCCCGGGCCGGCTGGACATCACATTTACCATCCCTGTCGTGATCGGCGGGGATATTTCATTCTAAAGGAGGCTGAATATGACCAGAGCAAAAGGGGCAAAGTCGCAGCTGCTGATGGTGTTTGAGTCCACGTACAACCAGACACCAGGAACGCCGGCTGCGGTTAAAATGCCTATCATATCTTCAACAATCAAGTCCACGCAAAACCTGATTGATTCTGCCATCATCACCGGTCGCCGTGATCCGGTTCTACCGGCCCGCGGCAACATCGATGTGGCAGGCAGTGTTGAGGTGCCGGTGGATGAGATTGGTATCGGCCACTGGCTAAAACTGGCACTTGGGGTGCCGACAACTACCGGAGCCGCGGATCCTTACACCCATGTATTTAAGGTCGGCGACAGTATGCCGTCAGCGGCGTTTGAGCAAGGGTTCACGGACATTTCTGTGTATGAACTGTTCAACGGCATTCGAATGAGCAAGTTCAGCATTTCCTTCGGTGGAGATGGCGAGCTGACAGCCAAAATTGACTTGCTGGGTGCCAAGGAAACGATTGGTGCGACATCAATGGACGCTACGCCGGATACGATCTCCATCGCCAAACTGGGTAACTTCCAGGCAACGCTGAAAGAAGGTGGCGTGAGCATCGCCACGGTTCTGTCCTGTGATCTGAACATTGACTTCGGTTTGGACGGCGATACCTACTGCCTCGGCGGGGGCGGGTTCCGCACTTCCATTGAGGCCGGATTGGTGCAGATATCCGGCAATGTCAAGGCGTTTTTCGAGAATACGACGCTGTTGAACAAAGCGATCAACGGTACGGAGAGCAGCCTGGAGCTGACCCTGACCAACGGAACGCACTCGCTGGCATTCAAGTTGCCGGAGCTGATCTATGAGCGCAACTCTCCGGGCATCGATGGGCCTAAGGGCGTCAACATCGATATGCCTTTTAAGGCTTTCTACAACGACAACGCGGATAATTCCGCCATCGTCGTAACCCTGGTAAATTCGCAAGCATCGTATGCATAGGAGGTAGACCATGGAACCAAGAGCACTAACCGCAGTAGAACGTGACGCACTGATCGACGCGGGACTAGACCCGGTATATTGCGAGCCCGTTGATGATGGAAAATCGGAGGAAATCCGGGGCCGTCTGTTTGAGCGCAAGATGGTCAAGTGGATCGCGGAAAACATTTACAAGATTGACCGGGCAATCACTTCGGATTTCGAGATTAATGAACTGTGCCGTCAAACCATCCGCTTGACCATGCTGGGCGAGGAAGCGGCAACAAAAAACTCCTAGCGGTCTGGGAGTGGCATGGCGAAGGCGCGGAATATTGCCGCGACTGCGCCAAGATGCACAAGCAGGCCGGGCGAGAATTAAACTGTAAAGACTGCGACGGGCGCTGTCCTGACTTACTGGCCAGTAACCGTCGCGTCTTTGAGTTGTTGGCTACTGTTTGGACACAGTGGCGGGTTGGTATCAACGGGCCTGTCGGGCTTGATTACCCTGCAGTGTATCAGACAGCGGCGGTTATGGGGATTAAGATTACACCGATTATTTTGCGCAAAATACGCGCGGTAGAAAGACAGGCACTGGAGGTGATGCACAGTGGCAAAGAATGATGTCAGCATTATCGTGACATTGCGGGACCAGGCGTCCAAGGAGTTTGGTAAGATCGGCGCGAGCGCTGATGCGGCTAAATCGAAGATATCTAGCATCCGCGGAGAACTTGCCGGCATCGCCGCCGGTGCCGGTATCGCTGGCTTTGGAATGTATATGGCCAAACAGGCCATTGAATGGGGAAACGCGGTCGATGATATTTCCGATGTGACGGGCGCTGCGGGCGAGGAAGCCAGTAAGCTACTCGTCATCGGTAAATCAGTCGGCGTTGGGATTGAAGAGAACGTAACCAGCTTTGCCAAATTTGGTAAAGCGGTATCGCTGGCCAAAGACGCCATGGCAGCAGCCAACGCTAAGGGGCAGGAAAGCAACGATATGTTTTCCCGCCTTGGTCTGACGCTGGACGATGTTGACGGTAAAGACCTGTATGAAGTGTTTCGCAAGGTCGTATCCGTTATGCGCGAAATGGAAGACGGGGCGGACAAGGACCGCGTCGCCATGGAGCTGTTTGGAAAGTCCGGCTATAAGATGCATGACATGCTGAATCTGACGGACGAGCAAATGCAGAAAACAATTGATAAGGCCCAGAAGATGGGACTTATATTTTCGTCGGAAACCGCAGCCGGGGCCGAGAAACTTGACCGACAAATCAAGGCGCTAACAGGCACGACCAGTAAGCTGGCAATCGCCATCGGCAGTGATTTGATGCCAGCGATACAAGAGAAGGTCACCTGGCTGCAAGAGGCTACTGATAAATATACGGCATTAGATGCTGAACAGCGGCAGAGCATCGCCCGGGTGATTGAGATAGCCTCAGAGATCGGGGCAATGATACTGGTTGTTAAAGGCTTGACCACGGCGTTTAGGTTGCTGTCGCTGGCGAACCCGTGGTATGCGATCGCCACGGCGATCGGGGCAGCAACCATCGCGATGATTGAGTATAACAACGTAGACCGGGGAACAGTCAAGAGCTACGATGTGCGCGACGGGGCGGGCGGATGGAAAACAGAGTACCAGGTGCGCGACCCTAACGTATTGGGCGGCTGGAGAAAGGCCACCCAACAAGAGGTTCAGGATTACAACAACAAGAAAAATTACGACTCGTCTACCGTAGACGGGCTGTTGGCCGAAAGCAAACGCCTAGCGGCTGAGGAAGCGGCGAAAAACAGGGTTACGCTGCGTGCTGAGGCGCCAACGGGTGGATCCAGCGGCTCGGACAAACTGGAACATGACATCGAACGGGCCAAAGAGAAAATCGCTGATATGATTGCCGATCTCAGCGGCAAGATTGTGGCCGAAACAGGAACAACCTTGGAAGCGAACATCGCCAAGGTTAAAGCCGATGTTGAGAAAATGCAGTACGACATCAACGAGGCTGCCGGAAAAGGCGTTGACGTGGAAGATGCCCAGAAGAAACTGGATGCATACTCCAATGTCATGCGGGAAAAATATGTCAAGTCCTGGCGCGAGGCCTGGCAAGACCTCAAAGGCCAGATGGCGCAAACCACGGCGGAGTTGCTTGATGATAAAAACGCGGAAGCGGATGCGGAGTTGGCCATCACCAGGACTCGACTTGATCGAGAGCGCGAAGATAAACTGAAAACCGTCCAGCAGGATAAGAACGACGCAGAGGCCAAGCTCGCCGTAGAGCAATGGTACAGCGACCAGTTAGCCTTGGCTGAAAGAAAAACAGCCCAGCAGAAGCGGCAGAATACCATGGACGAATACAGTCAACAGGTGGAGCACAACAATAACCTGCTTGTGCTTGCTGGGAAGAATCAAATCGCTGTCGATAACCTCAACCGAGAGGTGCTGAATAAATCGATCGCCTACATGCGGGAACAGCTGGCGAATGCGAAGTTGACCGCAGATGAGCGACTCAAGATCGAAAAGAATCTGGCCGATGCGCAGCGCCAGATGTGGGAAATCAATGGCCGCGATCTGAAAACAGCGTATGCTGAGGCGGCAAGGCAGATCAATGAAACAACCTACAATTATGCTGACCGCATTGTGGAAACATGGGACGATATCAGTAATTCCATTTCCGGACACCTGAGCGACATGATGACAGGGGTTGAGAGTTGGGGTGATGGATTTCTATCGGTGATCAGCGAGGTTAGCAAGTCCATCAGCAAGATGTTTGCCGATATCCTGATTCAGCAATATGTCATGCAGCCGGCGAAGAGTTGGTTTACCAGTTTGCTGAGCGGAGTGGGTAGCGGGACGGGATCCAGTGCGTATGTTGAAAGTTACACGGCGGGAAAAGCGAACGTAAAATACTTTGCAAGCGGCGGCTACAATTCTGGCGGGTGGACCGTGGTCGGCGAAGAAGGCCCCGAACTGGTCAATTTCTCTAACCCAGGGCGCGTTTATAATGCCAGTGATACCCGGAATATGATGAACCAACGGGGTTCTGCGCCCGTCATCAACATGAACATCACAACCCCTGACGCCAACAGTTTCCGGCAGTCCCGTACTCAGATTATGGCAGGCTTACATGCTGGCCTCGCACAAGGGAGGCGTAACCTCTAATGAGCATACATGATGTGCAATTCCCCCCGGATATCTCGTATGGGGCCTCCGGGGGGCCTAATTATTCAACGGGTATCGTAACTACCCAGAGCAAAGGCGAGAAGCGGAATCAGAACTGGGAGAAGGGCTGGTGCTCTTACAACGTAGCGCACGGTGTAAAGCGACAGGAGCAGCTCGATAGGCTGATCGCGTTTTTCCGTGCCAGAAAAGGGAAGGCTTACGGTTTCCGGTTCAAAGACTGGGCGGACTATAAGGGGACAACGCAGGTGTGCGCGGCAACTGAGATACCCGGAATCTATCAGCTATACAAAACGTATATTGACGATGCAGGATATACCGAATCCAGGAAAATAACCAGACCGGTGCTGGGGACAGTCAAAGTCTACGGAGACGCTGTGGAGTTGACTACCGGGGTCACGGTTGATTATGCAACAGGGAAAATTACGGTTATCGTAGATCCCATGCCAGCAGTCATCACGGCAGACTTCGAGTTTGATGTCCCTTGCCGGTTCGATACGGACGAAATGCCGGTGAGTATTGACTCATTCAATAATTATTCTTGGAATAGTATCCCGGTAGTGGAAATCAGGGATTAGGGGGGGAACGAAATGGCGTTTACTAAATATACAGTAGGCTTGCTAGAGGAAATGAGCGCATATTCATCCGCGCAGCAGAGCGTTAATAATTCTGCGGGTGCGAGGCAAAGCCCCTACTATAGTATCTATGTTAGTGCGAACCAGTGGTTTCGGTATGACTTGCCAGAACAGGTAAATGAGTTGTGGCTGTCGGAATGTTTGTCGACAGCCACTTTGGGATCTGTTGCAATTACTGGTCGCCTTACTTCTCTGCGCAAAGCAGATGGAGTTACCGAACTCATGTATCTGATTATCGATAGAGATTCGCAAATAGTAACCGCATATGTTAACGGGGTAGCAAGAGGAACATTTCCTACTTCCCTCGGTGTTTTGGCGCAAATAGAAATCCGATTTAAACGCGATTCTAGCGCAGGAGTTCTACAGATTTGGAAAGACGGGACACTTGTTGTTAACTTTAGCGGAGATACTGGCTCTGCAGCGGATTCAATCGGCAGTGTTTATTGGTCCGCGGGAGTAGGTAGCGCGGCGTGCTACTTTTATACTTCTGATATTGTAGTGACTACAGAAGGACGTGTTGGCAATAAACGCCCGATTATTGTACCGCTTACAGGAGCAGGAGACTCTAGTGCACCGACCTATTATGATTGTATTGGAAACTATGCCAGTGCTACGACGGGCAATTTAACCGTGGGTAGGACATTTATCTCAAAACAGGTCTTTGCTTCCGCTGGAATATTGAAAAATGTAACAGTAAATTTTGGTACTACTGGTACATGCTATTTAGGAATTTGTACTCGTAATCAGTCAACACCTACTAAGCACACTCGCAGGTTAGTATCGAGTCAAATTACAATAGGTGCAACAGGGCTGAAGACCTTTGTGGCCGGAGTCGATTTTCCTTCTGATTGGACGATAGCGGCAGGAGAGTGCTTAGCGATATACGCGGAAACGGCTCAATTAAAGTACGCCTCAGCTACAGCGGATAACAATAAATACAATACTGATGGTGCATACTACTATACAGGAAACGGACTCTCCGGAACTTCAGAGTTGACGTATACTACAGGAACTTCTTCGTACTTCGAGTGCATAAACGCGCAGTATCAAGTTACAGACTCCAGTATCGCCTATAGTATGTCAGCATCAGCCGATAAGTTGGCAAGAAAAGATTTCATCGAGACTCTTCGCTATGCGGAGTTTGCTGCGGAAAATGATCAGATGCTCTGTCCGATAGGAGATTTACCGATAGTTTGTACGGGGGTAAAATCAATTAAAGTCTCGGCTAGAGCCGTATCAGGAACATCCCTTGCTAACGCTGATTGGAGGCTTAAAATCGGCACAGATGATTTAGCAACACAGGCAGCAATACCGACCACGATGT